GCTCGTCACGGGACTGCACGTCACCAAGGGTTCTCACACCCTCGTTTTTCCATACTTTCAGGATGCCGTTGACGTAGGACCATTTGCGAACCCCGGCCAGAGCGGCCTTTTTGATGGCCAGCAAGATGAGGTCGTCCGTAAAAATCTCCCGCCAGCCCAGCAGGTCTTCCCGCGCTGCTGGTGGGAAACCTCCGAGATTGTCCTCGAAAGAGCGGATGATCTCAGCCAGCCCAGCATCGACGGTCGGACTACCGTTATCTCTTACTCTTTCTCTGTTCTCTATATCTTTCTCTTTATCTATCTCTATCTCTTTCTCTGTATGGACATTGTCCACATTGTTGTCCTCGTTGCTGTCTGCACACTTTGGGGGAAGTTGTCTGCGGCGGTTTTCACGCTGAAGGCGCTTCTGCGCAGAGTAGTCTGTTTCACTGCCGACAATGTCTGAGTAGTTGGCCAAAACGAGAACACCATCTTTGTCCTCATAAATTAGACCGATTTGCTTATAGACTTCCAAAGCAACACGGACAGTTGCCAACGAGAACCATTTGCATTCGCGCTGAATTTTTTCCACATCATAAGGAATAATCATATCCCCGATTTGGAAAGCCAGTCGGCCGCCAGTGTTGATGGTTTTGAGACAGAGCATTTGATAAAGGACAACATAGTTGGCACCATCGGGCTGCCCCATGAGGTAATCGATCATGTCCGACGACATAAACGAGTCCTTGAGCTTAATCCAGTAATACCGTTTTCCAGTTGCCATTATCAGCCCCCCTTAGAACGGCAGGTCGTCGCTGTCATCGATGACCGAGAAATCGTCAGGGTCGCCCTGCGAGTAGCTGGGCTGCTGCCATTGCTGCCGCTGGTTCTGGGTGGCGAAGCCCATCTGCTGCGGCTGCTGATTCTGATAGGGCGGCTGCTGGTAGCCCGGCGGCGGTGCCTCACCGCCATCATCCACTCGCTGCTCCGTTTTGGGGCCGCAAAAGTGAATCTTCTGGACCACAAACTCGGTGGCGGTGCGCTTCTGACCGTTCTTGTCTTCGTAGGAGCGGGTCTGGCACTGGCACTCCACAAGAGCCGTGCTTCCCTTGCGGAAATACTGGCAAACGAACTCTGCCGTTTTACGCCATGCCACGAAATTCAGCCAATCGGTAGCCCGCCGGCCATCCTGACCGACATTGTCCCGGTCAACGGCCATGCGAAAGCTGGCGACTGTCAGGCCGCTCTGTGTGGTCCGCATTTCAGGATCAGCAGCGAA